AGTAATAATCGTTATGTGTTAGAGTATTTTAGAGAAAGAATACCTACATTTGATGTACCACAAGAGATTATCAAACTAGCAAACAAGTATAACCCTGTAAGGAGAGTTACGATTGAAACCGTTGCTGCTCAAGAGATGGTTCGGGATATGGTAACGAGAATGTCTGCTAGTGAGAAAAGATTGATGCCCGGAATCTTTAAAGGCGTTAAACCACCCGCTAGAATAAAAAAGCAAGATAGACTTGAAACAAGTTTAGGAGTTATCGTTAATTCTAAAAAACTTTACATTAGAAGAGAAATGACTGAACTAGTAGATGAGTTCTTCGAGCATCCTAAACCTAGAAACGATGATGTAATGGATGCGTTGTATTATGCAGATTACTTTGCCAAAGCCCCTAAAAGCACAAGAACGAAGAGAGAATCTCTATTAGAAGAAGATGTGCACCCAGTAAAAAGAATAAAACAAAAAGCATATAACTGGATGACTGGATCTCGTGCATAAAACATTTGTATTTGTATTTTGTTTCTTTGTAAGCTATATTACTTAAATATACCACATGCCATATTTTTCAAAAAGATCAAAGTCTAGATTGTCTTCTTGCGATGAGCGTTTGCAAGAAGTGTTCAATGAAGTAATTAAACATGTGGATTGCTCCATTCTAGAGGGGCATAGAAGCAAAGAAAGGCAAAACAAATTATATGATGAAGGTCGTACTAAGGTCAAGTATCCTAATGGTCGTCACAACTCTAACCCTTCTAAAGCCTGTGATGTTACTCCCTACCCTGTGGATTGGGAAGACCGAGAAAGGCAGACCCTCTTTGCTGGCTTTGTTCTTGGGGTGGCTAGGGGTATGGGCTATACTTTAAGGTGGGGTGGAGACTGGGATATGGATTTTCAGGTAATGGACAACCGTTTCGACGATTTTCCCCATTTTGAGATTAGAGACTAATGGCAGGAACAACAGATACTGTCAAAGCAATGTTAACCCCCGGTGAATTTGTGATTCGCAAGGAAGCTGTGGATATGATAGGAGTACCCATTTTGGAAAAGTTAAATGATATGCCGGAAGCTGGTGGTCATTCTGAGATAGATAGACTAATTGGTATGGCTACACTAAAGAATATGACTGGTATGTATGGTGGTGGAAACGTAGAGGCTTATGGACATGGCGGCAAGGTTCATGGTGGATTAAAACCAATTCCTAATAATAACCCCGGACTTGCTAAACTACCTGAAGGTGTTAGAAATAAAATGGGTTACATGCAGGATGGTGGTTCTGTTAGTGATGCTACAGCTACTAATCTAATGGAAATGTTATATGAACAAAGTTTACCTACTCAAAACAACTATGGTTCTTTACAAGATCAAGATAGAATAGATAGACGAAATCAAGAGATCATGGATATGGTTACCGGCTCAGCAGGGGCAGTAGGTAGAATAGCAAAGCCGAGTAAAAAAGCTATTGAAAAGTTTTTAAAAGAATATTTTAATTTACCATTTACTCCTAAATTTAATAAAACATTGCCAAAAATTGATTTTAAAGGCTCACCATCACAAAGAGACATGGCTAAATTTGAATATGGCAGGAGAAAAAATATTGAAAGCCAATTAGATTTATATGAAGATATTCCAAACATGTCTCAATATAAAATTCAAAATGCTTTTGAATTAGAAGATGCTGGTGATATGATTGATGTTTTAAGAAAAAGAGGTTTATTTGCGAGCGGTGGATTAGTGGGTATGATGCATGGTGGTGAGGCTAAAAAGAAAAAGAAAATGTACGGCTATCAAGAAGGTGGTGCAGTTCAAGAAGATGCTATGATGCAGCAGTACTTACAGTCTATGGAAGCACAGCAGCCTAATTCTTTTGTACCTTTTGATCAAAGACCCCCAAGCTCTGGTGAGGTGATGTCACCAATCCCAAGGGGTATGGAGCAGGGAGACTACTACAGATCTTTAAGAAATGAGTTAGAAATGGAAAACGAAGAGCTAGTTAGGGATAAAGCACAAAACACTTTAGATAGAATTAGATTAGATTCTTTATTGAATCAAGGTGCAGAAAGAATTGAAAGAGTCCCGAATGATTCTTCTTATTTTCAAAATACTCCAGAGCAAGATTATTTTATGAAAAAATATAGGGAACAAATGATAGACCCAATGTTTTTACCACAGGATAATTAATGGATCAAGATCCAAGAGCAAAACAAAACGATGAGTTGTATCGCCAGTGGCGAGATGCTCGCTCTGATTGGGACACTGAGGCTAGAAAAGATATAGACTTTTATCTTGGTAATCACTTTACCAATGATGAATCTGATGAACTAGCACAGCGTAATCAAGCTGACATCCCAATGGATAGGGTATCATCAGCAATAGAAAAATTTAAAGCAGTATTAACATCCAGACCTCCAGCATTTACAATTACACCTAGAGAAGATTCTGATGTACAGGTAGCAAATTTATGGAGAGCTATCATGGGTTACGTCTGGGAAAAGTCAGATGGTGACTGGCAAATGAAACAAGCAATACAGGACTACGCAACTACTGGTATGGGATATTTGTATGCTTACATTGATAGAGAATCAGATTTTGGTAGAGGTGATGTCAAGTTTACTTATCTAGACCCTTTTAGGGTTTACGCATCTCCAAGCTCAAGAGATCGTTGGTTTAGTGATTCAGATGGTCTTATCCTTTCTACCATCCTTACAGGTGAACAAGTCATCAACCTCTACCCTGAATTAAATGACAGTATTGACCCAGAAACTGGAGAGGAAATACCCGGACTAATTAGAGAATTATCTGGTTTTACATACGATGAAGAAGATTACCCATCCTCTCAAAACAGAAACTCAATGAATGTATTTACTCCAGCAGAGGTAAAAGATAAAGATTATTTTGAAGTTCAGAAGTATCAAATATTAGAACGATTTTATAAAATAAAAGTTCCATACTACCGCATTATAGATATGCAATCCCAAGAGGAAGAGATACTATCTCAAGAAGAATATGAAAAATTTACATTTGAAAATTCTGAGGCATTAGAGATTGGTGCATTCACAGCAATACAGGTTTTACAAACTAGGGTAAAGGTTTGTGCTAGTTTAGGTGAGGTAGTATTATACGAACAGATTTTAAATACTGACGAGTATCCAATAGTCCCGCTGCCGAATATCTGGACATCAACCCCTTACCCCAAGAGCGATGTGTCCAGAGCTAGACCGATGCAGAGGTTACTCAATAAGCTTTGGTCTTTAGCCCTTTCACATGCCCAAGCATCTGCGGGACTAAAACTTCTAGTACCACTAGGTAGTGTGGATGATATTGATCAGTTAGAAAAAGACTGGGCAAATCCAAATGCAGTGATAGAAGTTGACTCATCTCAAGGTGAGCCGCACTATCCAGCACCACAACCGCTTGCTGGTGAGTTTTATAGATTGATACAACAGTCAGAGTTTTATATTGATTTTATCTTTGGTCTGCCAGAAATGATGCATGGCTTTGCGGATAAAGCACCAGAAACACACAAAGCGACAGAGAGAATGATTGCATTGGGTAGCGAAAGACCCAAATCTAAATTAAGAGATATTGAATTTAGTATTAACAAACTTGGTAAAGTTATTTATAATTTATCTAAGGGACATTACACCTATAAGAAGATTTTTAGGTTGGCACAGCCTAATAATAACATTACAGAAGTAATGGCTAATTTCTATACAGATGTTAGTGGTGCAGTTCTAGACTTAAAGAAAGATAGACACATTTTAGATCAACATGATATCCGAATTGAAACAGGCTCTACCATGCCTTCTAATAAATATGCAGAACTTGCTGTATATCTTGAGGCATTCCAAATGGGCATTGTTGATCGTTACGAGGTTCTTAAAAAGAATCCAGAGATATTTGATAAGGAAGGAATTATGCGTAGGACTGAAGAGAAGCAATTAATGCAACAACAAATGCAGGCTATGCAGGAACAAATAAAGAATTTGCAAGGTGACTTGCAGACAGCCCAAAGAGAGTCTGTCAGTGATAGAAAGAGAGTTGAAGTCGAAAAGTTTAAATCTAGACTTAGCGAAGTTAATTCTGAATCTAAAGCAGACAGAAGGGTACAACGTAGTAAACTAGAAAACGAGGTGAAGCTCGAGGTGGAGAAATTGTCTAGCAATCTGAAAGATGTTCAGAGAGAAGTCAGTTCCACTCCAAAAGCCTAGGAGACATCTAAGGAGAGTATATGTCTACATTAGAACAACAGGAAACAAGTATCGAAAGCGGAATACAAGGTGGTAATGAAGCCTTCGTGGAAGATATCGTCAATGAACAAGCCATCCAAGAAGGGGTGGACACAACTCAACAGGAGCTTCAAGAAGAAGTCCCTGCTGTAGATTATGAAGCAGAGTCAAAAAAGTTTCAATCTATGTATGATCGGTCACAAGCCGAAAATGCTAAATTGCAACAAGGGGCTCAGTTGCTTCAGTTACTAGAGCAGCGACCTGATCTTGTTAAAACTCTTGAAGACGGTATAGCTAACCCACAGGGTCAAAACCAGAGTACTCAAGAAGCTACTCCCGCAGTCGATGACTTTAATCCTTGGGATGCCTTTACAAATGATACTTCTGAATCAGGTAAATTTGTTGATCAAAAGATCACAAGTAAAGTTGATCGGTTGGTATCTGAAAGGTTAGCCCAGCAACAGCAACAGATGCAAGCTGAGATGCAAATGCAAAATACGGTAAATGAATTACGAGGAACATATAAGATGTCTGATAATGATATTCAAGATTTCATGCAGTTCACTACCCAACCAAAGGAGCAAGTAGGTTTAAACAACTTAGTAAAGCTCTGGCAAATGCAAAGCGGTAATTCTGTTGCGAACAACGATACAATGGAAGCGGTAAATGCAGCTAAGCAAGCACCTAGAACTGCTGGTGTCTTACAAGGACAAGCTCCACAATCCCCCAAAACGGATTCGGACAAGATCTTTGAAAGCATCATGGGAACAGGTGCTGGAGCAGCTTTACCATAATAATAACACATACTAAGAGGTATATAAATGGCAATATCATATAATACTGGATCTTTAAAGTCCAGCGATATTACAGCTACTACTTCCGATGCTAGTGTAGGTCAAAGACCCGATAGAAGACGGATTTTTAATTTTGGCGACAGAGTTGCTGAATTGACTCCGGAAGAATCACCATTCTTCGTCTATCTAAATAAAGTCTCTAAAGCACCTACCGATGACCCAGTGTTCCGTTACTTGGAAAACAGAAATAAAATCAGTTTTTCAGATCGTTCTTTTTTGATTAAAGGAGCAGTTGGTTCTGTTTCAGCGGGTTCTTCGTATTCATTTACTGTAGACACTGCTGGCGGTGCGGCTGTTGAATATTTAGTCAAGGGAATGGTTTTCTCTGTAGGAACAGTTGATTCTACAGCGGGATATGGTCAGGCATTAGTAAGGGTAGATGGTGCAATCACACACAACGCAAGCGATTCGATTTTCTCAGGAAAAGTAATTGATGTATCAGCGGTTAGTGGAAGTGATAGCATTGCAGATAATGATGTAGCACAAATCATTGGTACTTCATTTGAAGAAGGTTCTGGTTCTCCAGATGTTTGGTCAAGTGAAATTGAAGATGGTTTTGGCTATACTCAGATCTTTAAAACAGCTGCTGAAATGACAAATACAGCATACGCTACACGCTATCGTGGTTATCCCGATGAGTGGAGTCGTATCTGGGCTTCAAAGCTTAGAGAGCATAAAGTTGACATTGAAAGAGCTATGCTCTTCGGTCAAAAAGCTCGTGTAGGTGGCATTCAGTACACTGAAGGTCTAGTAGGACACATTCTAAAGAATGCAAGCCCTGTTGTAAATGACAGTGCTTTTAGTTATTCTTCTGGAAGTGCTTATCATAGAAGCGTAGCACAGTCTGAGATGACTTACGATAGATTACTTAGTGATCTTGAAGTAATTTTTGATCCGGCTCGTGGTGGTGCTTCTGACAAGTTAGTCCTATGCTCACTACCAGTAATTACATTCTTTAACAAAATGGGTAAAGATGCTTTCCTAAGTAGTTCATTAGCTTATAATGCTAACGAAGCTTTGGCTAATGATGATGTACCAAATCAATCTCCAATGCGTTATAATATGTCTGAAAGACAAGGTGCTTTCGGTCATAGTATAATGGTGATTGATACAATTCATGGAAGATTAAACCTAGTTAAAGAACCTCTATTTAGAGGTCAAGCTTCTGGTTTTATGTTAATGGCTGATATGAGTCAGTTAGCATACAGACCTTTGATTGGTAACGGTATTAATCGTGACACACAAGTAATGACTAATGTACAGTCTGCTGACGAAGATCTTAGGAAAGATATGATCTTAACTGAAGCAGGTCTAGAAGTTACTCTTTCTGAGTCTCACGCATTATATAACCTAGAAGGAGTATAATATGAAGTCAGACGTAATTAATCCGAATAGTAGTAGCTTTGAATCACAAGAAGCTCACGAAGTCGGTGGAACAAAGAAGATATTCACATACTCTGGATCAACAGCAGAAGCTCTTTTAGATAGTGCTACTACTGCTTATGGCGATAATGATATTGTTGCATACGCAGGAGCACTAGATGTAAGTGTTCCAGATGGTTATCATTCAGCAAGTAAAATTCTTGTTGACAAGATAACTTGGAACTGTTCTGTTGCAGCAGGTGCTACTATGGTTGGTAGTATTGCTGCTGGTACAGCCGCTAATGAAGCTCTTAATGGAGCTGTAACTGGTGCTGTAGAGTTGTTTGGAGCGGGTGCTACATACAGAAATGCAAATTTAGCAGCTGATTTATCTATAACAGAAGTTGATGTTGACTTTAATACCGCTGGTATTATGTGGGCACAGCCTTTGATTATATTACCTGTAGCTACGAATTATATTTATGTTCGTACAGGCACAGCGATAAATCACGCTACTAATTTTGATGCTGGTAGATACCAACTTCAAATGGAGTATACTGTACTTTAATCCGAATATATAAGGATAGCAGTTTATAGTACTGTGGGGAGGGTCAATAAAAGGCTCTCCCCAAAACTATAAAAGGAAAATTTATGAAAAAGAAATGTATACACTGTAACCATCCTAATAACGAAGGGTGGTTTTATTGCAAGAAGTGTGGTAAGAAAGCTTCAGAAAGTATATTTACTACAAATATGTATATGATGTCCGACATGGGTAAACGTACAGATGTAGAAATGTCTGTGCAGAGCATGGATCAAAATACAAAAGAAATGAGAGAAAGGCTCTATGGCAACATTTGAAGCACAGGTAGAAGGATTAACTGGG